GTACGAACTCAAGAACCTTGGGATCGTGCGGGCTACAAACACCTCTAACTTCGATTGAGGTAACTAATCATGGCTTCTATCTTTGAAACCGTAGCCGGCAATGCGATCGGCTACCCAGTTGGGCTTGGTGGCGCTGTCACCCAAGCAACTAGCAAAAGCACTGGTGTAACCCTGAACTTCCCTTCAGGATCAATCACCATGAACGCTGCTGCTTTGGCTGATGCTACAAACGTTTCTTTCACCGTCACAAACAGCTCTATAGCTGCAACCGATGTTGTGATCGTTAACCATGCGTCAGCCGGCACTGCTGGCGCGTATTCCGTTCTGGCCAATGCGGTCGCGGCGGGATCGTTTGCAGTCACAGTGCGCAACGTATCTGGTGGCTCGCTAAGCCAAGCAATTGTGCTTAGCTTTGCAGTCATCAAGGGCGCTGCTAGCTAATGGGGCTGTTCGCCTTCCGGCGACTGCGTGATCGGGAGGCTGCTTCTACGGAAGTGGCCTCTCTTTCTATTGCAGAGCCTAAACTAATACCAACGGAACCGGACAATGGCAGTAGTAATCGTGGCCACAGCAGGGGCCTCAAACGCAAACTCGTACCTGACGCTAGCGGACGCGCAAGCGATAGTTGATGGCTTTGTCGAGGACGCTGATGTACAGCATTGGAATACCGGCAACACCGACAGCCGCAACCGTGCATTGTTTACGGCAACGCAACGCCTAGACCGCGAACGGTTTTTAGGCGCTAGGGCTGCTGATACGCAATCATTGCAGTGGCCGCGTACTGGCGTGCGCAAGCCTGACACCTACATCAATACCTATGCAGTTGGCTTTCCATTTCGCATCAGTACTGACTATTTCACCGATACCGAGATCCCAACGCAGATCCAGTACGCGCAAACCGTGCTGGCGGTGTTCCTGCATAACAACACTGATGCGCTAGGGCTAAGCGGATTGGAGGATTACAAGAATGTCAAGATCGGCAGCCTTGACGTAACGCCTAACGTTGGCTATGGCGCTGTTGGCGCTGATAAGGTGCCACCGCTGATGGAGCGTTACCTGACAGGGCTTAGAATAAGTGGACCAGGTAACTTCGCAATTCGCCGGTCATGATGATTTCCATTGGCGGTGGTGATGCAGTAACCCGTGAGGGGCTTGAAATCCCAACGCATGACTACATTGAAAACACCTATGATGCCAGCAATAACCTGCTGACTGCAATTTATAAGCGTGGCGGAGCTAGCGGCAGAACCGTTGCAACTCTTACATTGACTTACGATGTAAACAACAACCTTCTTACCGTCACCAGAAGTTGAGCCATGATACGGATCGACATTGCCAAGGGCGCCATACTCCAAGGTGTTGATCTGTTAAAGCTTTGGGGCAATGATCTGCTGATGTTGAACTTAAGCGGCAAGTTGCGATTAGCTCCAGTGCTTAATGCAGCAGCAGCAGCAGCGTTTGAGTTTATTGCAGCAGAAAATGATGATTTGCTGTTGTATGAAGATGGCGACAACATTAAGTCGGAAGGCGCACCATGACACTATCCGGCCCGCTGCGCAAGGTTGCGTCAAAGTTGATGGCAAAGTTTGGTGGTGAGGCAACCATCCGCCGAATAACGCTTGGCGCTTATAACACCACAACTGGCACTGCTGCTGAAACCACCAGCGACACCGCATTGCGTGGCGTGCTGGAGGACGTGCGCCGCAGCGAGGTTAATGACCTGATCCAGGCTGGCGACAAGCGATTCATCATTGCAGCAGCAGATACCGCAGCAGTGCCAACCACTGCTGATCGTGTCATCATCAGCAACCGCACGTTGCAAGTGATTGAGGTGCGCACTATTGAGCAGGACAATGAGCCGATCACCTATGAGCTGATCCTGAGGGACTGATGGCACGCACTATTCGCGTTGGTGATATTGGCGACTATTGCAACCAACAGATGGAAAAGCTGCTGCGTGCAGCGGTGCTGGAAACTGACAGCCTGCTAAAGCAAGCCAGCCCAGTTGATACCGGTAGGTTTCGCGCTAGCTGGCAGGTCGGCGAGAATGCAGCCGGGTCGTACGATGCAGGCCCGCAGCAATCACCAAGTAATCTTGGCCGCGACAAAACCAGCCCACCTGCGGGACCAATGTTTCCGCTGCGCAAGATGAACTACCAGCAAGAGCGCATCGGCAACGTCTACTCAGTCCACAACAACCTGCCATATGCGGAGCCGCTAGCTAGGGGCAGCAGCAAGCAAGCGCCTGGCGGCTGGGTGCAAGGCGCCGCCAAGGACGTGCAAGGCCGCGTCAGAATTGCAGCAGCACGCATCGGCAGGGAATCATGAGCAGCACCTACAACGATGTCCGCGCTGCTATTGAAGGGCGCATTGCGACTGAGCTGGCGGTAGCGCCTGTGTACCCAGTCAGCTATCAGAACGTACCATTTACGCCACCTAACAACACGCCATGGCTGCAGGCGTTCATACGGTTTGGCGACAACAGCTACGCCACACTCACCAGCTTCAACCGGCAGAACGGCACGCTGGTAGTCAATGTCTTCACCCCTATCGGCGCTGGCACGGCTGCTAATTTCACGATTGCCGAGCGTGTCAAGGATTTATTTGACCGCGCCAAGTTCAGCAGCATCATCTTCGATCCGGCATCAGGCCCAGCACAGGTAACACCAGCAGCACCGCAGCCTTATTACCAAACGCAACTTACGGCTACGTTTGAAGCGTACCTAGACTAGGTACACTGTCACTAGCCACTACCGCTCACAACAATGGCCGTCACTGTCTTGTCCGGTACGTCCGGCGCTCTCTACTACAAGCCTGCCGGCACCAACGGCAACTTCCCTGAAACGGGCGTGAATATCAGCACCGATGTCATCACTGTTGCCGCTTACCTGAACTTCAAGGTTGGCGACCCCGTTAAGTTTCGCGTAATCGACAGCCAAACTGGCGCTGCCGGTACCGGCACGTTGCCTGCACCCATCTCGGCTGCCACCACCTATTACGTCCTCAGCTACACCGCCTCCACTGGTGCATTGACAGTTTCAGCCACTGCAGGTGGCACTATCCTTGCCATCACTGATGATGGCACTGCTGTAGCACCCAACGAGTTTGAGGTGTATTACGCCGACTACGCCGCCGTCGGGCAGGTGCAGTCATGGAGCTTCGAGATCAGCCGCGCTGAGATTGACGTAACCACCATCGGTCAAGCTGTTGGGCAGTATGCGCCATTCCGCGCTTACATCCCTGGCTTTGCTGATGGCAGCGGTACCGCTAGCGTTTACGTCACCAACGAGGACTCAGCACTCTCCAACCGAATGGTGGAAGACGTGCTGCAGCGCCAGCAGGTTGGTTGCGGCTTCAAGCTGTACACCGATAAGGGCACCACTGAAGCACTTAGCCGCAGCATCGCCATGGATGCAGTGCTGCTGACCGCTAGCATCAACATCAACCCAGACGATGCCCAGATGGTGGAAATCACCTTCCGGCCAAGCGGTACTCCTACATTTGACTTCAGCACCAGTGCCTGATCGGTTACCACATGTGCCTCCAGCTTGCGCTGGGGGCTTTTTCATGCTTAAAGTGATAGCGAATCACTGATATTTATGGCAACCACGTCTGCGCTGTCACGCCTCAAGCAAGCTGCTAACCTGACGCCCGTTAAGCGTACGGTCAAATTAAACGATGGCACTGATTTTGAGTTTTACTCAGCACCTCTGACCATGGCAGAGCGCGAGCGTGCGCAAAAGATGCCAGGTGGCGATGACCCCAACGGATTTGCGCTTAACCTGCTGATCACCAAAGCAGTAGATGATGCGGGGCAACGGTTGTTTGCTGCTGGCGAGATCGCTGAGCTGAAGAACGAGGTAATGGATGCTGACCTGCAGCAACTGATGCTTGCGATTATCACCAACCCTGAAGAGGTAGAGGTAGACATGAAAAGCGTTAAAAGCTGAACTAAAAAAAGACAACCTACTATTGCTTCAGCTTGGCATTGCTAAAGAGCTGGGCTACTCACTAGTCCGGCTCAACCAAGAGGTAACAATGGAAGAGCTGCTGCTGTGGTCAGCATATTTTGACGTGACCAATGAAGAGCAGGAGCGTAGAATGAAGCAAAGGCGTAGGTAGTCGCGTGTCGGTTGTCGCTAATGTCGCCATCAATGTTGACAGCAGCGGTGCTGTCAGCAAGCTGCGGCAGGTGCAGACGCAGGCGCAGTCCACTGAAAAAGCATTTGGTGGAGTAGCAGCAGCGGTTGGCAAGTTAGCAGTCGCAGTTGGCGCAATTCAAGCGGCAAGGTTTGTATTCGTAAAAACTGCTGAACTAGAAAGCCAAACTCGCAGCCTGCAGGTATTAACGGGCAGCGCTGAAAAGGCTAAACAGATTATCCAAGATCTGCAGCAGCTTGGCGCCGTCACGCCATTTACCAGTACTGAGCTGATTGACTCAGCCAAGCGGCTGCAAGCCTTTGGCGTTGAAGCGGACAAGGTAGTAGAAACCACTAGGCGGCTGGCGGACGCATCTGGCGCCACTGGCGCTGAATTGTCCGGGCTGGTAACGGCCTATGGGCAGGTGCAAGCCAAAGGCCGATTACAAGGCGAAGAGCTACTGCAATTCCAAGAGCGAGGCATTGCGTTGCAGGAAGAGCTGCGCAAGATGTATGGCATGACCGGCGAGGAGTTTCAAAAAGCTCTTAGCAAGGGTCAAGTCAGCGCCAAAGCGGTTGAAGTTGCTTTGGTCAACCTCACCAGCGTTGGCGGCAAATATGCCAATGGCGCCATTGCCCAGAGCGATACGCTGCAAGGCAGGCTATCAACGCTGCAAGATGGCATTGATGCGTTGGCACGGCGAATAGGCCAAGCGCTAACACCAGCACTAAAAGCAATCTTTAATCAAGCGATTGCAGTTGTTGATGCAATTAACGCCGCATTGGCAGCAGGCAGAAGCGGTGGGTTTACGCGAAACGTAGCAGGAGCAAAGCAATTACTAAACATTGGTGCAACAAGCCAAGCGGTAGACAATATAGCCAAAGGAGTAGGCCAGGTATCTAGCCAAAAGAATAAATCAGGCATTGAGCAAAACCTGCAAGCACTGCAGCAATATCAAAGGTTGCTGCAAAGCATTGGCGCAGACGACCCTAACGCAGGTCGCGCAGTTCAATTGCAAGGGCAAATCCTTACCAAGATCAATCAAAATCTTGCAGCGCAAAAACAACTGCAATCTGACACTAAGCCAGCCGACGAACTATTTACGCCCCCATTACTCGGTGCGGCGCCTACAGGCCCTACTGGCGGCAAGGCAGGCGGCGCTGATGGCGCTAAGCGGGCAGCAAATGATGCACTAAGGGAGTCACAGCGCGTTGCTGATGTAGTAAAGGATCAGCAGTTTATTACAAAGCAAAAAGGCATACAAACTAAGTTTGCACAGTTGATATTTGAAGCAGAGCAAGCTGCTGATCCAATACGAGTACGCCAACTGCAAACGGTAGAAGCATTAGTGCTGGCAGGCAACGAAACTGCGCGATTACTGGAAGAAGAAAAAAACAGCGTAGCGCAACTTGCTATTGCTCGCACTAGGCAAGGCGAAGCGGAAGCTATCAGGCAGGAAGGGGCTCAAGATGTGCTAAAGCTACAGATAGAGCAGAAAAAGAACTTTGATGAAATCATTGCAGGCCTTGACCTAGAGCTAGCACTTAAATCTGCCACTACAGAAGAAGCGCGTGAACAACTAAGGCTTGCTTATGAGCTAGCCAAGCTGCAAGGCCAAGGATTTACAGATGAGGAAATTGGCGCCATCACTGCTAAGAAGACTGAACTAGCTAGACCCAAAACTGATAGGGAACGACTTGAAAGCGCGGCCGCTGGTGTCAAGGCAGAGCTTGATGCATTAACCGATCCGATCAATATGATTACAACTGCTGCCGCTGGCATCGGCGACGCATTTAGTACATCCTTCAAAGGTATCATCAGTGGCAGCATGACTGCCAAAGAAGCATTGGCAAGCTTCTTTACTAGCGTGGCGGATATGTTCCTTGATATGGCCGCGCAAATCATCGCCAAGATGATCCAGATGGCAATCCTTAATACCATCGTGGGCTTACTGCCGGGTGGCAGTAGTGGGGGGATTGGCAGCAGCATGTTTAAGCCTGGCTCAC